AGGTCCTTGTTCCTTCTGCGTTGCCGTGCGTCAGGCCTGCGGAATCTTCATGAACTGGTTCGCGTCAATCATCTTCGGGGCGAAGTAGCCGCGGAAGGCGATGGTGCGCGACAGCGTCGACGGGTTGTCGATGCTGACGGTGCCCTTCTGGGTCTCGTACACCCGGAAGGCTCCGGTGGCGGCAGCTCCGACGATGGTGGTCTTCGCGGCGAAGTTGGTGTCCACCACGAGACGCAGACCGAAGACGGTCGCGTCGCGGCTTCCGGGGGTCATGGTGCCGAAGGCGTTCATCGGGCCGACCTGAGGGAAGAGCGGACGATCCGAACCGTCCGTGAGCTGGCCCAATTGCGCGAATACGTCACCGCTGACGAAGAGGTGGTCAGGCAGGTAGTACCCGTTGCTCAGGATGGTGTTCGCGCAGGCGTACACCTTGGCGATCCAGTCAGCCGGGTCGGTGGGGGCGACGTTGCCGGTGGTCTGCGAGGTGCCAGCGAGGAGCGCGTCCGCCGCCGCATTGTCCGTGGCGAGTGCGTACTTCTTCGCCATGTCCTCGATGAGGCCCTGAAGCACTTCGGGCGACGACCAGTCGATCGAAGCCTCGGAGACTTCGACGTAGCCGCCGTAGATGTCCTTGGTGACCTGAATGTCGTCAACGATGTACTGACCGGCGGTGATCGTGGTGTTCTGCGTGGCAGGGCCGCCGATGCTGGTGTGCGTGGTGATCTTCGGGACGATGAAGACCTTGCCGGAGGCCGGAAGAGCGCGCACCCCGATCGCATCGCAGACCGGGCGCAAGCCCTGAATTCCCGAGTAGATGGGGGCCACGATCGGCAACGGAAGGATTCCGTCGAGGTCAGACGTGGTCACGTCGGGGGCTGCGGCGCGGAGGTTGGCGTTGAAGTTGGCGGCGTAGGAGCCACCCTGAAGCTGTGCGGCGATCCATTCGCCTGCGCTCGGCATCTGGAATTCACGCTTCGCGGTGGCGTAGATCGGGGTCGTGGCGACGGCGGCCTCGACGGGGTTGGGCTGGGTGTCCATGTTCTCCTCCTCGGAGTTGTGGGTTGGGTTGGGTTCTTCTTGCTGGGGTTCGTTCGCTTCCGCTTCTTCGGCAGAGGCGGCGACTGAGTAGACCTGCGCGTCGGCGTAGGCCGGGACTGTGACGACCGACAGCTCAAGCCATCGGGCTTCGGAGACCTCGAGGACTCCTCCGGCGGTGCGCTTGAACTTGGTGGGAACTGCGCCGACTGACACCGAGTCAAGTGCGCCCATGGCGAGCAGCTCGAGGCTGTCGTCGGCGGCGCGTGTCTTCGCCAGTTTGGCGGAGAACATCATGCCTTCGTCGGTGGACACTCGTTCGGTGACGACACCGATGACGCGCGTGTCGTCGTGGTATTCGAGCAGTTTGGGTGCCGGTCCGTCCTCGGGGAGGGATCCCTTGAGGAACTTGACTTGTTCGCCGCCGGACAGGGTGGCGACGGTGTCCCACGGGACAGCGAGGCCGGTGATCGTCCGGGAAGGCTGATCGCCTTCAGCTGCGTCCAAGGTGACGTATTGGGCGGTAAGTCGGATCATCGTCTGGTTCCTTCTTCGATGCGGATGTCGGCGGTGTCTTCGATCTCCACGTCAGCCATGGAGTTCTCGTAGAGGTAGTGCTCCACGTCAAACTTCACGAACCGATTTTGTGGCAGACAGAACGACGACGACAAGGTCTCTTCGATCGCGGTGAGGATCTGCTTGGCTCCGAAGAGGTACAGGTCCTGTCGGGCCTGTTGTGCGTTCTGGTAGGTGAACGAGCCGGGGACACCGATGCCCAACAGGTACGGGGGGATTCCGCACTGCCGGGACAGCTCGAGGGCTTGGAATTGGCGTGACTCGACGAGCTGAAGCTTGCTCGGATCGGAGGTGAATTCCTTAAAGGTAACGACCGAGTTGAGTGCGCCGATGGCGGAGGAGCGTCGTGCGGCGGACCATGCTGCGGCGAGTTCTGCGAGTTCTTCGCCGGACATCGGTTCGGATGCGTCGGTCTGCTGGAGGTATCCGGCGGCGATCTCGTTGACGGCGAAGCGGTCGGCGGCGCGGTCCAGTTTGATCGCAGTTTGGATGGCGCGTTGCCCGGTGAACAAGAGGCCTTGGGTCGGTGCGATGAATTGAAGGACGTTCTCCATGTTGAGGTTCACGCCGTTGAACATCGCTTGCTCCGAGGGGCCGAAGCGTTGCGGACCTTGCTGGTCCTCGAGGGTGACCATGGAGGCCGGAAGCCATTGGAACGACAGGGGCCGTCCGGTGGCGGTGGATCGGCTGGTCACGTACCAGTAGGCGGATCCGTGAAGCATCAGGTCCGTCGAGGTTTGGGACATGATGAAGTTCCGGGTGACCTTCGGGTCCGGCTGGCGCATCCACTGTTCCAGCTCGAGGTAGATCTCCTCGTATTCCTCGCCGGTCCATTGGAGCGTGTAATGCTTGAGACCAAGGCATCCCACGACCGACGCGATCATCTGTACGGACCGGGCAACGGTGGGGATGCTTAGGGCCTGTTCTTCCGCACTCCCGACTGAGTAGGTGTAGAACTGACCGATCTGGGCGGCGGATCCGGCGGCAGCTTTGAGCGGTGCGGACGCAAACGCCGCCTTCTGCTTCTGCTTGCCGAATGCCATACGGCGGAGTCTCCCACCTATGTCGGCGGTCGTCTACTCATGTCAGCCGGATGCGAAGGCGGCCTTCTTGCGGACGACTGGGGCGAGTGCGCGTCCGGCGGCGAAGACAGCACAGCGAGCCAACTCAATCGGCCCGGGGGACTTCTGCGCGGACAGTGGTGCGCCGTCGTTCGTCTTGACCATCACGGCTTGGTTGATGTGTTCCGCTAATGACACTTCGCCGGTGTGGCGGATCTGTCCGTCAAGGATCGCGCGACGCACGATCGGGGTCATGGTCTTGAGTTCGCGGTAGCCGACAATCTCGGTCCGTCTCCGATAATCGGGGGGGACGAGCGGCTCGTAGCCGGGGGTGATCAACAGCTGGCAGTCGGTGTCGTCGAGCACTTTGGCGATCTCGGTCCACATGGCCTGCTGGCGGTCGACGACGAAGGCGACGGTGACGAGGACCTCGAGGCCGGTGCGGACGGCGCGCACTCCGACGATCCGGTTCTCGTCAAGGCTGGAGTCGACAGCGAGGAAGCCTCCGGGTGGTGCGTCGGTGTTGGCGGCGAGTCCGTCCCAGATGTCGGGGGGTAGCCATGAGTCGTTGGCTCCTTGCCACAGGTTGAGGTGGGCGCGCACAAACTCGGCGCGCGGTACTGACTGCCATGCGTCCTCAAGGGCTTCCAAGTCGACGGTGATACCAAGGGCCGGGTTTGCCATGGGCCACCATCGCCGGTCGGACGGATCCACCCCGGCTGGGGGTGAGAATTCGCAGAAGTAGGCGCGTCCTGTTTGCCCGGAGTCGATCGCTTGGATGCCTTGGGCGCGCATCTGCTGGAGGACGGTAGAGCCTGCGTCTCCGGCGGTGGACCAGCAGGACATCTGTGAGTCGCGGCGCGCGATCATCGCAGGTCGGAAGGCCTGATAGACAACGGACGGCTTGATCTGCCAGATCTCGTCTAAGAGCAGGTAGTCGATGGAGTAGCCGTGTTTGCCGTCGGTCGCAGCTGCGAGCCGGATCGTCGACCCGTCCGGGAACGTCAGGCTCTCACGTCCGAACGACTTGTAGGACTTGGCTCCAAACTTCTCGGTGAGCACCGGTTCCATCTCGCGGAACATGACCGACACACGCTCGTATTCGTTGGCGACCAGCACGACCGACTGGGGGGTCCCCCGGTGCGTCGCCATGCCGACCGCCCAGTATGAAGCCAGCACCTTCAACGCGACCGACTTCCCCTGCTGACGGGCCGTCGAGGTCAGCGCGCTCGAGAACAGAAGCCGACCGTCCCCCCCGAACGACAGTTGGTCGTCGATCACCTTCTGTTGCCACGGCATGAGCGTGATCCCGTAGATCGCCTGCGCAAACGACGCGACCTCAGGCCCATAAGTGCCAGCCGCCTCAACCGGCGTGACCAGCCTCGGAGCAGATCCGCCTCGAAGCGTGTCCGATCCGGCTCGGTCCAAGCCGGTTCCGGCTGGTTCGGTCTCGTTCAGAGAGAACGAGGAT